AATGCTTGGGGTGACAATTTTCCAATCTTGCGTGTAACTGTTGGCTTCAGCCAATTCGTTGCGCCTACACAAGCAATCTAAGGAGGGAATGACAAATGGCAGCTCCGATGAGAAGTACGGACTTTCGTAGTATTGTTGAACCAATCCTCAACGAATGCTTTGATGGTATCTATGACCAACGTACCGATGAATGGTCACGCGTTTTCCGTGAACAAGAAGGTATTCCACGCAACTACCACGAAGAGCCAGTGTTATATGGCTTTGGTGCGGCTCCACAATTACCTGATGGTACGCCAGTAACGTATCAACAAGGTGGTGTGTTGTTCCTAAAACGCTATGTATACTCTGTATACGGCTTGGCGTTTGCTTTGACTAAAGTATTAGTTGAAGATGGTGACCATATCCGCATCGGTCAAGTTTATGCTAAACATTTAGCACAATCATTGATTGAAACAAAAGAAACATTAGCGGCTAACGTAATGAATCGTGCATTTAATCCTAACTACATTGGTGGTGATGGTGTTCAATTGAACTCTAACGCTCACCCAATCGTAAACGGTAATGCAAGTAACTTGTTAACGACTGCGGCTAACCTTTCACAAACTTCATTAGAACAAATGTTGATTCAAATCCGTCAAGCAGTAGACAATAACGGTAAGAAGATTCGTTTAGTTCCTAACCAACTTGTTGTTGCTCCTGGCAACATTTTCCAAGCTGAAGTATTGTTGAAATCTGTACTACGTACTGGTACAGCAAACAATGATGTCAACCCTATCAAATCTATTGGTTTGTTGAACGAAGGTGCCGCTGTACTTTCACGTTTAACTTCACCAACAGCATGGTGGGTTCAAACTGATGCGCCTGAAGGCTTAAAACTCTTAATGCGTAGAAAGCTTGAAAAAACTATGGAAGGCGATTTTGAAACTGACTCTATGCGCTATAAGGCAACAGAGCGTTACGATTTAGGCTGGACAGACTGGCGCGCGGCTTACGGCACACCAGGTATTTAATGCGAAGGGGGATAGGAGAAATCCTCTCCCCTTTTTAACTAGGAATAGTCAGTCTTATCTCCCTTCCTAGAGGGACTTTGTAGAGAGGATAGGACATAGAGCTACAACTCAAAGGAAATTATAATGGCACAATCAAATTGGTCAGGCCCGATTAATTCGGACAACGGTTTTATGTCAAGTGTGCGATACATTCTTGGCGCTTCAACAACATCAGCAACAATAGAAGCAGGTTGTACTTACGTTATTATTGCTGAGAATCAAGGTGGGCCTACAGGCGTAGTTACCTTGCATTTACCATTAGTAGTAAGCGGTTCATTTCAGCCATCATTTGGTAATCAACAACCTGCGGATGCAAATTACAACGGTATTCAAGGTCAAGTATTAAATCAAAGTACTACTTTAACTCATCTATTGGCAGGTACTAGTGGTCAAACAGTAAGTGGTGCGGCTACAGTTAGTATCGCTCCTGTACATGTAGTTCAATGGGCAGGTAATGGTAATCAAGATGCTCCTTGGATTGCAATCAGTAACGCTTTATTGACATCTTAGGAGCTATATCATGGGCGAATTTAAACCAATGGTTAAAATGGAAACCACAGAACCATCCGTTGAATTAAAGTTGAAAAAAGGCGGTAAAGTAGGACATAAGGCTATGAAGCAAGAAGGTCATGGTCACTCTCCTATGAAGAAAGCAATTGGTGGCAATCAAGGCTTAGGTGCATTAGCAGGTGTAACTCCTTCTATTGCTCCTACAGAAGTAGCACCACCTACACGTTTGGCTATGAAACCTGCACTAGCATTACGTAGACGAGCTATGGCTATGCCAACTCGTGGCGCTATGCCTAGTCGTGCGGCTTTACCATCACCTTTAGTTAGTGCTAAAAAGGGTGGTTCTGCTGAAGGTTCTAAAGCTGAAGAAAAAGGTGAATCTAAAGCTGAAATGGCTAAAGAAACTAAAGCAGGTAAGCCAAAGGGTTATGCCACAGGTGGTGTCATTTTAGGTAATGGCGGTGGCTTTAAAACTGGTGGCGTAGTACTTGGTAATGGTGGTGGATATAAAGATGGCGGTACTACAGGTGAAGTGAAGCTTGGTAATGCAGGTGGATACAAGAAGGGTGGTGCAACAAAAAAGTTCGCTAATGGGGGTAGCGCAGTTGCTATGCCTCAAGGGAACAAAAAACCACCTGCACCAGTAGCTATTAATATGCTTTCAGGCACTTATAAAAAAGGTGGCGATGTATCAGTTAAAGCTTTGCGAAATGCATTCAAAAGTGAGAATGCAACAGCAGTGAAAGAAGCTAAAGCTGATTCAAATGAATCATATAAATGTGGTGGTAAGGCGAAGTAAATAGGATGGGGTCTACGGATCCCACCTTTAAATTTAGGAGTTAGAGATGCGACCAATTAAATTAGGGCCTTTTGCACCCATTACAGCATTAACCACTGCATTCAATGCACTGACATTTACAAGTACAGGGGCGGCAGTAGCACCAACAACAACTGCAACTACTGATTTACTTGCACATACAGTGACGTTAACTGCCGCAGTTCAAGCAACTTTAGCAGGTATTACATTTACGATTGTTGGTACAGACCAAAATGGTCATGCACAGACAGAGACAGGCATTGTTGGCCCTGCTAGTGGCGCTACAGTAACAAGTACAAAGTACTTCAAGACAATTACAACAGTTCAGCCATCAGCAACGATGGGTGGCTTATTAGTTTCTATCGGTGTATCTGCAATTTCACTTACACAAGTTATCCCTTTGGATAGACGTTCAGTAGCTTCCGCAGGTTTAACTGTTGCTATTACAGGTACAATTAATTACACAGTGAATGAAACATTTGCAGATGTATTTGATTTAGATATTGTTGCACCATATACACCTATCACTGCATTAACAACTAAAGCGGCAACCACTACAGGAAGTACTACTGTGAGTGCTACAGGTGTAGAATTAATAGTTAATTCTGTGACTAATAGCGCTACATTCACTATCTACTTGAACCAAGCTAGTTCAGCATTAGGATAATATTATGCCTTCTACTTCAAAGTCTCAGCATCATCTTATGGAAGCAGTAGCCCATAATCCTGAGTTTGCGAAAAAGGTTGGTATACCTATAAAGGTTGGTAAAGATTTTGCCAAAGCTGATAAAGGTAAAAAGTTTACAGAAGGTGGTAAAATAGATAAAAATAACAGTGGTTGGTAGGGGATAAAATGGCTTATTCAGGTACAGTTGGTACTACCGTAATTAAAGTTCAAGACCTGATAGATCACGGTGCTAGACGTTGTGGGAAACTTGCTGAAGAACTTACCTCTGAACAAGTATTATCTGCACGACAATCATTGTTTTTCTTTCTATCAAGCTTAATCAATATTGGCATTCAATATTGGGCTATCAATAAGACTGTAATAGGTCTTAATCCAAATCAATATATCTATGAGCTTCCACTAGGTTCTAACGATGCTCTGAATGTTTTATATCGCACGATGGCTAGACCATCAGGTGACTATACTTCATCGGCTGGCGGTGTCGTAGCGAACCTCTACAATAGCAATATTACTGATTACTGTCAGCAAACTAGTCCTAATGGGAATGTACAAATATTTTATGGCACTAACAACGACATTTATATCGGTTCAATCGGAATTATGCCGTTTGTATCAGGTGGTGGAACTGCGGTTTGGTCTTATGTATTTGAATCATCCAGTGATGGTACTACTTGGAATAATCTTTATACTGCTACTAATGTCACAGTTCAAGACAATCAGTGGATATGGCAAGACATAGATCCAGGTGCAAATGTCATGTATTACAGAATTCGTGCCTTTGGTGGTACGACTTTAGCACTCTATCAACTGTACTTTGGTAATAACAGTACAGAGCTTCAAATGTCACGTTTGAATCGTGATGACTACACAAATCTACCAAATAAGAATTTTACTGCAAATCAACCTTATCAATATTGGTTTGATAGAACAATTCCATTGCCAACTATCTATTTATGGCCTACTCCACAGACTCCATTCGTACAGATGACTGTATGGTATTCACGACAAATCATGGATGTTGGTGCATTATCAGGTGAATTAGAGATTCCACAGCGTTGGTATGAAGCTGTTTTGATGAATTTATCACATAGAATGAGTCTAGAATTGCCTCAAGTGCAACTAGATAGAATACAATATTTGGAAAAGATGGCTAGTTTTTATCTTAATGAAGTAGAGCAAGAAGAACGTGATAGGAGTCCTATTTACTGGGCCCCTAACATTTCCGTCTACACAAGATGATATGAATCAACAAGTTAGCGTTTATTGGATTAGGCTTCCTAAACATACAGATATGTTTACTCAGGGTTATATTGGTGTATCTAAAAATGTTAAAACTAGATGGAAAAGTGGTCATCAATGGCAAGTTAAAAATAATAAGCATCCAAATATACGCTTAACAAATGCAATTAATGAGCATGGATGGGATAATCTTGTTAAAGAAGTTATTCTTATAGCAGATTCAGAT